CAGAGCAAACTTAGGTATGGAAGTTATGCACGAGAGAAATGCACACAACTTCCCATTAGACTTAGCATCTGCTGAGACTACAGAGGTTGCTTTAACTGCACCATCTATCGGTTGACAATAAAACTACATCATGCTATACTGAGGGTCTTAAAAAGAGACCCTCTTTTTTTATACATAAAAATAAAAACTCATGGAAGTTACAATCTACACCACTGAAGGATGCAGTTGGTGTGCACAGATGAAAAAGTTAATGGAGAGAGCGAATCAAGAATATACAGAAATTCTTTGGAGTTCTTTAGATGACGCAGGAAAGAAAGAGGTATTGGATCAATATTCTATACAATCCTTTCCCGCTACTATCATTGACGGTGTATTCTACACTGGTTTAGTTCCTGTTGCTAAAAAGTTTTTAGATGAAGGTCTGGTAACTGCACCTAAAAAATGACAGAAATTAAAATAAATAAAGGTATAGAACTCATGTTAAGGAGGGCGAGACCGAAGTCTATTGAACCTACCCGTAAAGGGATACTTATAAACAAAGTGTTTACCCTCCTAAAAAGAAAAGTCTACTTCAACTTTGAACTTAGGTGGGAACAGAAAAAAATTAGTTCGGAGTTGAACAATGACTGAAACAATGATGATCTTTATGTCAGTAACCACATCCTTTATCTTCCTAGCAATAGGAGTGTTAGCAGGATGGACAGCAAACGAGGTTAAACATGACCAACTTTATGCAAAGGAGATAGAAGAAAATGCCATGCACCCAGAAATGTATGACACCAATGGATACATTCTAAACGAAGAACTATTATCTGTTAGGTTCACTGATCCTGAGGATTTAGAAGACTAATAAATATTAATACGGAACAATAATAATTATGCAATTGTTACTAAATGAAGTGCTACAAAAAGTAAGCAACGCAAAAACTAAAGCACAGAAAATAAAATTACTGCAGGAATATAATACTCCTGCGTTGAGGTCTGTCTTGATCGCTAACTTTGATGAGAGTGTAATCTCTATGCTCCCTGATGGTGAAGTTCCTTACAAACCAAACGATGCACCAGAAGAAACTGAACACACGAGACTTGTACAAGAGTATCGTAAACTATATCTTTTCTTCAAGGGTGGTGCGAGTGTCTCACAGACTAGAAGAGAAACTCTATTCATACAATTACTAGAAGGTCTTCATAAAGGAGAAGCAGAAGTGTTGACTCTTATGAAAGATAAAAAAATTGGTAAGCGTTGGAAAATAACCAAGGCATGTGTGGAAGAAGCATTCCCTTCAATCGAGTGGGGTAATAGAAGCTAATGCAAATGGTAAATATCCTTAAGGAAAACTGTGATCCTAGTAAAGATAACAATGAACAGTTACCATACAATGCATACCTTATCCAATACAAGGTAGGTGATAAGGAAGAATTAAAATGGGATCTTGTCATGGGTCATAAACAATCAGAGATCTTTGATCATTACTATGATAAGTATAAGAATGTTAAAGCATTAGTTCAATCAAAGGGTATAGTAAACCCTAAACTATGGAGAGATCCAAGTAAAAAAGAACCACCAAAAGGTAAAAAGAAAAAATGATTGCAGAATCAGAGAATTCATATCCAACAGGTATGTGGGTAATATTCTACAGAAGGTTAGATGATCCTGATGTATGGAAAACCATGCGTTATCAAAGAGAGGATGGAGTTCTCGTGTCTACAAAAATTTATGATGATGTATTTAAGTTTCGTAGATATAAAGAAGCATTTGATTTTGTAAGAGATTTAATCTTTACAGATCCACCAGTTTATGACGCTACAGTAAAGAGGATTTGTAAGGCAGGAGGAACAGATTTTTATTTGTCAGTAAATTAAGATATAATTAAGATGCCATTGTGTAGTGGTTAATACTATTTGACATTTCTAAATAGTTATGTTAGTATTCTAACACGTTCATCCAAATGCAAGGCATAGCACTATTAAGTCTACTACTTTCTGGACATAACTCTTACCACTGGGAGATGTCATGTACAGAATGGAATCAAGCAAGGGTTGAGATATTGAGTGATCAGTATCATACACCCGATGCTAAGGAGTATCTTATAGATTACTTTCATACCAAAGTAGATGGGGAGTGTGTGCCATGGCAGATTGGACGCAAGTAGGCCAACTCGGAACGGATCGTTCATCTCCTTAGGGAGACGCAAAAGTCTGACTGAAGGAACGGAAACACGGATCCCTCGCAAGAGGTAAAGGTGCAAAGTCCACTTACTTTAGGAGAAACCAAATGGCACAAGTCACATACAGAGGTGTAGCATATGACACCGAAGAGTACAATAATAAGGTACTCGAAGAGGCAACTAAACGTCAAAGACATGAGTTAATGTACAGAGGCGTTAAAGTTCAGCGTAAGATGATAGGAGCTTAGTACAATGGTAGAAACACTACAGATTGTCGGGATCATATCCTTGGGTTGCGTTGCCTTCCTCGCTATCATCTATAGCGAAGTTCAATTACTAGAACAGAGGTAGTAACCATGCTAAGGATCAAGGTTGATTGGGCAAGACCCACTCTTCCAGAATTTGATCCTGTTAAGCACGATCCAGAAAGAACGTTTGCATTCTTGACCTATCGTGGTGTTAATTACGCTAAATGGGTTTATTTAAAAGTCCACTTTAACGCTATCAAAGACTGGAAGATCACATCTTAAACAAGTGCCTATGAGTATAAACTCGTAGGCATTTCTTTTTGTTAATCTTTATATAATATTTGCTCTATCAAAAAATAAATAGTGGTAGAATTCAGAGGTAACAGAGATGAATTAAACCTCCTCTCATTATGAAAAAATTTATGGAGGAATATGCATAATTTAATACCGCACAGTCAGTTAGATGGTTGGCAACACAATCACTACCAGTCTCACGATGATATGTTAGATGATTATTACGAGTGTCTAATCGAGTGTGATACACACCAAAACGAATGCAAACGAATTTGTAGAGAGATTCTACAGTAATTGAAAAGAGGGGTTGACCCCCTCTTTTTTTGTGGTATAATACTTATACTACTAATATAAATATGGATAGAGGTAAGTTAAAAAATATCGTCAAGAGCTTGCAATCTTTATTAGATGTGTTAGAATCTGAAGTATACTCTGACGTAGATGCATACCGCATCAACGGAAACAATTCCACTTATACAGGAGATGACGACGATGGATACCCAGATTAATTACTCAGATGAGATGATGCGTTTCAGAAGAGATGCTATTCTATCTCTAAAAGAATTTGGTTTCGGAAAAGATATCTATGAATTTTGTAGTGACTGGGTGCTAAATCATGAGACTACCCAAGGAATACGAGAAGCGTTCAAAGAATATGAGACTCAAAGACCAAATCAAATTAATCAAATCAGCACTTAAAAAAGATGAGTTGTATTCTGATGTAGAAATACACTACATGAAGAAGCAACTTAACAATGCAAAGCATGAACTTAAACTTAAAAAACTAAGGAGAAAGAAAGGATTTAATAATGAATTCAGTAAAACTGATAACCGTGACACCCAACGCAGAGGAGACGATGGGTTACGTAGCGAGAGTGAGCAACCCCAAGAATCAGGAAAACCCTGACGTTGCAGGACTCCTTAAGTATTGTATTAAACATCAACACTGGTCTGTATTTGAACAGGCACATATGACTCTGGAAATAGAAACAACTAGAGGTATTGCTGCTCAGGTTTTAAGACACAGATCATTTACATTCCAAGAGTTTAGTCAACGCTATGCAAATACTAATTTACTTGGAGCAATACCTGTACCAGATTTACGAAGACAAGATAAAAAGAATAGACAGAATAGTATAGATGATATCCCCGAAAAACAAACGTCATTCCTACAAAAAGAGATTGCTGCCTATTTCGCTGAGGGAATTGACTTATACAATGAACTCATACGTGAAGGTGTTGCAAAGGAATGTGCGAGATTTGTTCTCCCGTTAGCAACACCAACCAAGATCTATATGACGGGAAGCGTACGTTCTTGGGTTCACTACATAGATTTACGTAGTGCACATGGAACTCAAAAAGAACACATGGACATCGCTAACGATGCTAAACGTGTATTCATTGAGCAGTTTCCTATTTGTTCATCAGCATTGGAGTGGAATTAATGCCAACATATCCTGTAAAAAATTTAAAAACTGAAGAGAAGAAAGAACTCTCCATGACCATGAAAGAATATGAGC